ATCTTGAACACAAGCCGCGCCGTCTTCAAATAATAAATTAATCTTAACCTCGTGATATTGAAGTCCGATTAAAGGAAGAGCTAAACCTACATTGCGACAAAACCAAAATTCAAGAGGTACATAATAAGTTTTACCAGCTGCTCCACCTGCACCACCAACCATTTCATACCACCCTTGTTGTTTGGAGGAGGGTAAAGATAATTCATTCCATATATACATCCAGTGGGAATAATGCTTGTCTATTTTTTGACCACCAATTTCAACTTCTACATAATTAATCAAGCGTAAACCAAAATAATTACATAAATTGCCAGTTAATCCAGCTGTATTAACAACTAAATATGCGCGATTAATTAAATCGCCACTTCGAGCAATAGTGCTTGTTACACGTTGTCCAAAAGCAGGATTTCCATTAAAAGTTTGTTGAATAGCTTCAATAGCGAAATTAGTATGTCTGCGATATACTACTTTAAAAAATGTAATTTGAGGATTGCCAGTTAAATAAACATCCTGTGCGCCATAAGCAACTAATTGAAGAAGACCACCACCCATTTATGCTATATTCTTTATACTATAATAGGAGAAAAAAAAATAAACATCACTTAAAGAATGAATAAATTTAAATAACAATATAGATATGTTTAAAGATAAAACATCTAAAAAGAGAATTAATAATGCAGATAATTTAAAGGATAATTGTACTCTTGATACGATGCATCATAATATGATTAAAACTTTTGAGAATAAAACAGAGAAAACAAAAGAATATTATAAAGATTTAGATAATATAGTTAAAGAAAAGGAAAGTATAATGAATAAAATTAAAAAAATATCAGTAGAAGATTTGGATTATAATAATTTATGGGATTCTAATATTAAATTATCAGAAAAAATAATATCATTAAAAAAAGAAATAAAATTAAATGAATCGTATAATGAAATAGATTATTATAAAAATACAAGTGAAATATTATTTAATTATTATGATATGTTGGAAGGTGAGTCTAAAAATAATGTAACAACTAAGAAAACTGTATTGGATGCTTTAAATAATAAAAAAAGTGAAAATATAAATACCGATAAAAGTTCTTTAGTTGAAGAATATTTGTCTTTAACGAATAATCAATATATAAAAAAAATAAATAATACAGATATTGAAATTTGCAAACAATGTAACAAAAGTTTAACATGTTTACAACACGAGGCAATTATGATATGTGAATTTTGTGGATATCAAGAGTTATTATTAGTAGAACAAAATAGACCGATATTAAAACAAAATACAAAAGACACTTCTCATTTTAGTTATAAAAGAATTAATCATTTCAGGGAATGGTGTAACCAGGTTCAAGGAAAAGAAAGTACTGATATTCCAGATGAAATATTTGAAAAAATATTAAATGAAATTAAAAAAGAAAAAATAATAGATACAAAAACAATTACATATACAAAAATGAGAGAAATATTAAAAAGATTAAGAATAAATAAATATTATGAGCATATAAATTATATATTAAATAGAATAAATGGAATCCCAACTCCGCAATTTTCACCAGAATTAGAAGAAAGATTATGTATAATGTTTAGAGACATACAAAGACCATTTTTAAAACATTGTCCGAAAGATAGAAAGAATTTTTTATCATATAGTTACGTATTATATAAATTTTTTCAATTATTAGGTTTAAATGAATATCTTAAATACTTTCCATTATTAAAAAGTAGGGAAAAATTATATGTACAAGACCAGATTTGGAAAAATATATGCGAAGAATTAGGATATCCAATCATACCTTCATTATAATTTTTTATTTAATATAAATTTTTCATTAAGACCCAATTTCTCTTTATATTTTGGTGGTATAGAAGGTATATATATATCAAATAATGATATTATACATGCTGCTACCAAACCTATAATTATACCCTCTTTTAATTTATTTTTATGCATTGGTAATAAATAAACAGCTAATGCAATTGTTAATCCTACAAATAAATATTTAATTATTCTTGTTACCGCTTCTAAAAAATCGAACGAATGTTTTTCCATCTTACTTTATCATAATATTTTAATTATAAAAAGCATATAAGATTTTTAATTATTATTAAAATAATGACAGAAAATAAAGATAGTACACTTGTTAATACTAAAAAAGAAGATTTTTTAGACGAAGATAAAGTTATAAGTGGGCAAAAATATTGTTTGTTATCATTTATAAGTCCAGAAGATATTTTAATAAATAAAGAATCTTATTATTTAACAAAATTTTTCGATAAATTATCAAAAGATATTGATACATTATTTAATGGTATAATATCAAAATATCCCGATAGTGAAGAACTTATAAATAATATTAAGGAAAATCATAATTACATTTCGAATGTTAAAGAAATGGATGAGCAATATAAATTTGTAAAAGCTTCTGTATCTTCTGAAGTAGAAGCAGATTATCATAGAGATAATGATTTTAAAACTACTATGAGGGGCATTAAGATACGTGGCTCTTTTGATAGTATAGAAGAAGCTAGGAATCGTAGTGAATTTTTAAAAAGAACTGACCCAAATTTTAATATATATATTGCACAAGTTGGTTGTTGGTGCCCTTGGTCGCCAAATCCGAATGATTTAGAAAATCAAGAATATAGTGAAACACAATTAAATACTTTAATGAAGCAATATAAGAAAAATATGAGCGATAAGGATGAAGTTTTTGAAAAAAGAAAACAATCTCATAGTTTAACTAATACTATAATTTCAGAAGAAGAAGAGAATGATATAAATGATTCTTCAAGTGAATTAACTGAAAATCTTGATAAACTTGATCCATGGTCGCAATCAAAAGGGATGTAATTTTAAATTTTTTTTATATACTATTATTATAAATGAAAGGAATAGCTCTATTTATATTTTTTATAGGAACAATATTGATAATACAGGGGTATTATAATAATATATCTGCGTGTCCTAAGGCAAAAACCATAATAAAATATGTACCACGTTCTTTCTATGAAGAACAATTATCTCCAGAACAAAAATTAAGTACTTTTTATAAGGGCATGTTTGAAGATACACAACCTAGATAATAATAATTTAATATATTAGATTGATGGAAAATAAAAATATTAATTTAAGTATAATTTCTAATAAATTATATGATATAATTTCCAATAATGATATAAATAAAAATGATGGTGAATTAAAAAATATGATTGATACTTATTATCAAAATAAACAAGAATTAAAAAATATAGAATCTGAAAAAAATATTGAATATGTTAATTATATAGAAAATCCGAGATATCTACAACAACAACTATATGATACTTATGTAAAAGAACGCTCTATAATATATAATGAATGGATTGAAACTAAATCACAGGAATCATTATATAAATTATGTAATATAAAACCATTTGAATATAAAAAATTTCCTGATATATATACATCTAAATATTTTATAAATACTAATTTGGGTAAAAGAAAAAAAGAGCTTAATAAAAAAGCAAATATAATTCAACCAGAAGTTCAACCAGAAAATATAGAATTAAATCCAATACCTGATAATAATATAGATGATATAAATAAATGTACAAAAAAGAAGGAAGAAGAATGTAAAAAAGATGGAAAAATATGCAATGAAAAAACAGGTCGTTGTATAAAAGATAAAAAAAAAAGTGTATTGGATAATATACCGCAAAAAAATAAGGAAACAAAAATAGATAATGAAGTAGAAGAAATCAAAGAGAATAAAGAAGATAATAAATGTACAAAAAAGAAGGAAGAGGAATGTAAAAAAGATGGAAAAATATGCAATGAAAAAACAGGTCGTTGTATAAAAGATAAAACAAAGAAATAATGCGTATTATATTATTTATTTTAGATATAATAAATTAATAGAATAAATGGCAACAAATCATTCATCGATGTCTATGTCAACTCCTTTAAATGAATTACCATTAAAAACTTCAGATACTGCAAATTCAACAGAATTAGATGACCCAACTATACAAAATGTATTAAAAGATTTTGAGAATGAACTTTCTGGTTCTTCTAAAAATGAAAAAAATAGCGAAATAACCGCTCCCGCAATTAATCAAAATATTAATCATAATATTAATAGCGAATTAAATAATAATGTACCACATCAATATACACATCAATATATTAAATCTGAAAATTATTATGAAAAACCTATAATAAATTTTGAAAAAAATATATTAGATATAAATATAGCGATAAAATGTATTATTATAATTATAATTATAATAATTGTGAATTATTCAAATATATTTAAATATGTAGAAAATAAATTACCCGAATATATATCAAAATATTTAAATAATAACAATACATATTTAAATTTAGGTTTATTATTTGGTATATTTTATGTATTAATGTATTTAAATTATTTATAATTAGATGATATTTCATCTCTTTCGTATCCTTTTAAATTATTTTCAATATTTAATCCTTGAGCACCATATTCTTTTTTATTATTATAATATTTATGTTCTTTATTATATTCATTCTTATCAATTATATTATTTTGTGCTTTTATTAAATGTTCTTCGGTAACATAATCATACTTTTTTAAAGTACTATTTAAAATTTCTTTATTATTTTTACAACTTTTATCGGGATTATAATTCACATCTTCATATTTATTATTATATAACTTATTTGTATTTTTTAATTTTTTATATATTTCATAATATATTAACATTATAACCATACTTAAAATAAAACCCAAGATAGGATCATATAATAATATTAATACTAATATAATTGCTAATACTAATTGTATAAGCGGATTCTTCATATTTTTATAAAAAGGGAAATCATCCATTATTAATATTATAATAAATAATATTACTCCTATGGCTCTTAATATATTATTTATCATTTAATACTATTTTAATAATATATAAAATAAATATATTTAAGAATTTAAACATTATCTATTAATGACAACAACATGTATAATATAAATGGACAAACTATATTATCTATATATGGATATGGTATAAAAAAAATAGGCAATGAAGAATTAATTAAAGAATTAAAAGAAGAATTAACAGTATCTCCGTCAAATAATTATAATATGAATGCGAAACCTGTACAATTTCAAATTTATTCAGAAAATAGTAGTCGTATATATATACCGAGATTTTTAGGTTTACAAAGATTTGGTCTTCCTGATATTAATAAATTATCAAATGGTGGTGTTATTTGTAATAATTTGATATTTAATGGAACTTTGAGAGAATCTCAAATAGAACCCATTAATAATTTTATAAAAGCCGGTTCTGACCCTAATAAAATGGGTGGTATAATTTCTGTTCCCTGTGGTTTTGGTAAAACTATTATGAGTGTATATATCGCTTGTCATTTTAAGGTTAAAACAATGTTTGTATCACATAAGGATTTTTTAAATCAACAATTTTTAGATTCGGTTAAAACTTTTGTACCTACGGCAAAAATTGGAAAAATTAAGCAATCTAAAGTTGATATTATTGATAAGGATATTGTAATTGCTTCATTACAATCTTTAGCAATGAGAGATTATGATATTAATTTATTTAAAGATTTTGGGTTGGTAATTATAGACGAAGTGCATCATACAGGTGCTGAAGTTTTTAGTAGAGCATTTCAAAAAATAAATTCTGGAATTATTTTGGGCTTAAGTGCTACATTAAATAGAAAGGATGGTTTAAGAAAAGTTTTTGAAAATTATATCGGTAAATCTGTATATAAATTCACTTCCAATGAAAAAATAAGCCTTAATGTTAATATACATAAATATTTTGAATCTGATAATAATTATAGTGCAAATATTGTATTATGGAATGGTAAACCAAATTCTGCA